TGCTGAATGGATGGGCAGAGAGTATTATTTAGTAATGTTGGCGCTTTTAAGTGAACTTGACTCTGTTGCTGGTATCGATTGTTCAAAAAATCCCGAGCTTAAACTAAAAAGAGCCAGCATGGTAGAAAGACTGACAACAAAAATCAGGGAGCTTAAGAAAGACATGGATGATGTTATGGGAGCATTTAACATCTTTGAAATTTTGCTGAATTTGCACAATCAAATGGAAAGTGAATTTGATAAAAAAATGATTCGAGACGTAACCAGCGAATTAAGAAAGAAACTTCAAGAAAGACAAGGATAACCAAATGAAAAAAGGCAGGCCGTCAAAGCCCGAATATTTAAAGCAAGATAAAAAAACATCTCTAATGCAGCAACTAGCGGCGCTAGAAGATAGTTTTAAAAATCAAGGATATGAGGGCGAATATGATGATGAAATTATGCCCAGTGTTCGGGCCGAAGTGATGCCTCCGCCAACGCCAGAAAAAACTAATTATAATCCTGATCAAATCGTAGATATTGTTACATTTATGGAGCATCCTTATTTTTGTAACCTTAAGCCATATCCGTGGCAAAGGCTTATATTAAAGTGTTTTTATATGGGCCAAGAAGGCAATACAAATTTAGAAATTCAGGATGTTGACCAAGATGTTCGGGAATCTGGAACTTGTGATGGATGTGTTTGGAAATATGTCCGTAACGATGAAGAAAAAGTTTACAAAGGCAGAAAAGATGGGAAGCAATTAAGAAATATATTTTCTGTTGTTAACTCTCCGTGTTTAACATGTGAACGATTTGATGACACCTTGCGAGAAGATAGGTACGTTGCAGCAAGGCACGAGGCAACAAACCCAGACGATTCCAGAAAGATTGACAATCTTATTAAGAGGCCCATATCTGATAATTATGAGACAGAATATGATCTTTTGCATGCATCTGAATTTGACCCATTGCTAAGAAAGCAAGTTTTAGACAAATGCACAAATCGTTATAAGTTTCAAGAATTGATTCTTGTTTTAGGCAGAAGATCGGGCAAGGCCTTGGCCTTAGATACTCCTGTGCTCACTACTAAAGGATGGAAGACTATGGGCACATTGCAAGTCGGCGATTACGTGTTTGGCGACGATGGATTTCCCACACGCATCATTGCGGCCACAGAACCTATGGAAGGGCGAATATGCTACAGGATGAGATTCTCCAATGGAGACACAATCGTGGCCGATGAACAACATCAGTGGCGTGTCGTAAGCAAGCGCGAGCGCAAAAATCAGCCACGCGCTCGGATTCCTCGCGAGCTGCGCCAAGAAATCAAAACAACCAAAGAAATAGCTCAAACGCTTTTACATGGACGTTCCCGCACAATAGTGGATTGCAAAACGGGGAAATCTCGCATTATGGGCGCAGAGAGGAATTGGTCCGTGGAATTAGCTTCACCTTTGCAAATGCCAGAGGCCGATCTACCTATTGCTCCCTACCTAATGGGAGCTTGGTTAGGAGACGGCTGTTCAACACACGGTCATATAACTAGCAACACAATCGAAGTAATAGATCGCATTCGTGAAACAACTTCCTATAATCCATGGAAGCAAGCTTGCAATCCGTTTGGTTACTGCATCGGTAAGGACGCAAACGAAGTTTCTTTCAAGGAAAGGCTTCGAGATTTGGGGCTGCTTGGCAAGGGTCGAAAACACATACCTACCGCATATCTTCTTGCTTCAGAACATCAGCGATTAGAGTTGTTGCGCGGATTGGTGGATACAGATGGTCACGTTTGCGCAAGATCGGGCCGTATCGAGATAACAACTGTTTATGACGATCTTGCACGAGGCATTCACTCGCTTGTGTGCTCACTTGGGCAGAAAGCCACCATTTTAACGGGTGATGCTACGCTTAATGGCAAGTTTGTTTCCAAAAAATACCGCATCTGTTTTACGCCTAGAAATGGATTATTGCCAGCCACACTGTCATACAAGCGGGATCGCGTTAGTCATGCTAAAAAGTCTGATGTCGGTCGTATATTCATTGAAAAGGTTGAAAAATTGGCGGAATCAGTGCCTGTCCGCTGCATTCAAGTAGATAATGCAAGTAATATGTTCCTGGCTGGCAAAAGTCTAGTGCCGACGCACAACAGCTTTCTTGTCTCTGTGATGGCTCTTTACGAGTTGTACCGACTGCTTGCAATGGGTCACCCCCAGGCTCGATACGGCTTGATGGAGTTTGATGAAATAGTCTTGCTTAATGTGGCCCGAAACGAAGAGCAGGCCAAAAAAGCCATCTTTTCCAAAATCAAACAAACGGTTCTGGCTTCGCCATTTTTCCAGCCCTATGTTGGAAAAGACACAGAGCTGGAAATGCGATTCTTTACCGATCATGACAAAAAAGAAAATGAACGTCGGGCCGAAAATGGAATTAATTTATTTTCTGGTTCATTAGTACTTAGATGTGGCTCTTCTAATGCCTCTGGATTGGTGGGATTAACTTGTTGGTCAATCATCATGGACGAGGTTGCAGCCATGGCAGGAGATAATCCTGATTCTGGCCTAGACTATGCACTATATGATGATTTAAAGCCCTCGGGCGCTACCTTTGGTAAAGATTTCAAAATGATGATGCTATCCAACCCAAAGGGTCCGATAGGGTTGCTTTACGATCTGCATGAAAATCGCCAAGATGATCCGACAACACTTGTAATGCGGCTTGCAACCTGGTTGACAAACCCCAGCATCGACCAAGAGTGGCTTGAAGAACAAAAGCGCAAAGACCCCACTGAGTTCCAGATGCAATTTGGTGCAGAATTTGGGGCTGCATCAAGTGATCCGATGTTCACAGTGGATCAAGTGAATGGCATGTGGGCTATGACCTCAACAACGCCACGGGCCGAACATGGCCAGCCGCTTATTGAATATTACGCTCACCTTGATCCAGCGAGAACAAGCGACTATTATGCATTAGTGGTCTCTCACGCTGAACAAATTTATCCAATTCAAATCGGGCCAGATAATAAGCCATTAAAGCGAGTTGTTATTGATCATATACATTTTTGGAATCCCCGCACAAAGAATCAGCCTGTCTCTGAAAAAGAAGTGGAAGATTATTTGATAGAATTGCATCAAAAATTTAAGTTTAAGCAAGTAAGTTTTGACCAATGGCATAGTCAATCATCAATCATTAGACTAAAGAGCATGGGCATTAATGCCGTTGAAAGACAATTTAATCAAGAATACAAAGGAAAAATTTATTCTGAATTAATGCAATTAATCAGAGAACAAAGAATAGATATTTATGGAATTTCTGGTGGCACCTATCAAGATGCCAAGGGCGTGGTTCAAGACCTTAACGAAATTGCTGAGGCTAAAATTCAATTTACATTTTTGCAAAAAGTTTGGAAAGGCAAAAGATTTGAGATCAAAGCACTGTCTGGATACAAAGACGACATATGTGATGCTGTTGCGGCAGCGGCATATGAATGTTTGACGGCAAGGGTGCTAAGCAGTTTTCCAAAATCGAGAGTGGCCAGAACTGGCGCTAGATAATTTGTGTAATTTTGTTGTCAAGGATATTTTAGCGATCAGGTAGAATATCCTAATTAAATTTGTTCTAAACAAAGGGAGATGCTTTATGTCAACAAACAAGTCTAGTCAAGGCCCAATGGAACGCCAATCACAATATGGTGGGGTTGGCGGAGGGCAATCTCCTTTTGCGCCTGGGGGCTCGCCGATGGGCAGAGGCTACGGGTCTGGTGGTGGCTTAGATATAAATAAATACGTGGTGGACGAAAGTTTCGACGCGGTTCTTGAGCAAGTACACAATCCTGCGCCGATTGACCCCGAAAGAAATATTGAAAAAAGACTTGAAGAACAACATGTTTTTGCCGAGGAAAATGCAATACCTTATGATCTTAGTTTTGAAGAGCGACAAAGATTAAAAATTAGGAATGAAATTAGAAGAAGAGAACAATTTTACGAAGATGCGGCAAAAAGCATTGCCAAAAACTCCCCATCTTACATCCAAAATAATTTCCAGCCTAGTGAATCTCATATTACACCCTTTAATGTCCTGTTGCAATCGAGACGAAAAAACAATGACGAATCATACGTAAGAGACCCAAGAGAGGATGATATCCCGCCCCAAATTAAACCAACAAGATATCATCCTGTTTTGTCCAGTAATGGCCATGATCGATTGGCTTATTTAATAAGCAGGCCAAATGAAATTAATGACGAAGATTCAGATGAAGTAAACTGGGCCAACAAAGCGCGTGTGACATTTCCGCTTGGACTTGGGAGCACCCCCGTTTTAAATTTAGGTTCAGAACTTGATGAATATTTAGATCAAGTTTCAAAACAAAATTGGGGCGGGCAAAAAAGCACGTCAAACGAGCCGTCTGTTGGATTTGACTTTCATGAGCCAGATGAATTCACATTATTGCACGAACCAGACACAAAAAACCTGCCATCAAGCATTGGTGAACTGGCTGAAGATGTAGTTAATGGCATGGGAAGACTTGATAAAGAAAATGATTATGGAATTGTTGACAGCCCATTTGTTACACTTGAGGCAAAGTTAGAAGCCACAAAT